TAGTTGTTGGAGTTTTTCTAAACTCTGATTATTCATTTTTATCCTTTTTGATTAAACCAAATTGTTTTAATAGTGGTTGCAATTCTTCATCAGTTTTAATTATTGAAACTATTTTTTCTCTTATTTCTTTTAGATGTTCCCTAACAGTATTAGGATGTTCATTGATTTTTAAAGATATATCACTGGACCTTTTGCCATCTACATACCTCCATTTTATCAGCTGCCTCTCCTGTATTGTCAACTTATCGAAAGGAGGAAAATTATTTTCTCCGACCACCCAAGCTTCATCTATATCCTCTGCGGACAAAATTGATTCTAAAGAATACTCTCTAGGCTCTGCCTTAAATCCTGTTTGAAAATTTTCACTTTCCGGGTCAGTGTCTGCGTCATCGTCTATTAGTGGAAACGTTTTTCTTCCTAGCTGGTCTATCAAAAATGTATCAACGTTTTTCTTTAGTAAGTAAAAAAAGTAGCTATACAAGAATCCGGCTAAAAGGTATTGGCCCCTTAGCTGACTCTTTCTTTTCGTACCTGGCAATGCATTGAAAGAATGTCGTGTCTATCGTTTGGCGTATATCTTCTTCGTCTCCATATCTTTTGGCCATGTAAACTATGCCGGCCCATTATTTCTGATACGTCTTTATGATCTTTTTTTACTAATTTATTTTTCATTAATGCCATACGAGTGTAAGGATTTTTAACAAACAAACCAATGAACCTTCTTATGTCATAGTCCGCTAGATTATATCTGCCGTGGTATAGCAATGCTACGTACTTACTTAAGAAATTATTAAAAACTTTTAACAACTCCTGCTTTGCAGCGTGGCTTCCGGACTTAGCTTGAGCTATTAGCTCTTGCATTTCATTTTCTTCTAGATTATAATATTGTTCTTTATAAGCGGCCATTATTTTCCTTCCCAGTAAATTATATTTTCTGAGTATTCTGATCTTATGTCTTCGTAGTAAACTATATTAGGTACACCTAATTCGTTTAAGAATTCAACAGCGTCCTTAGCGTACTTGCTGATGATGCACGTGAACTTTTCAAATTCTTTTGGGTAATATCTTTTAAATCTTTTTATTTTTGTTTTACTTTTTGGGTCTAAGTACCCTTTCATCTCAACCCATTCATCAGTTGCACATAAATAAAAGTCGGGCGTATAACCTTTAACTCCTTTTTTAATTGGAAAAGAAAAAACAGTAGGTTCAAATTCATGTTTAATTTTATATGCATTTAAGATGCGTACAAAATTAGCTTCCCAATTAGATCTTACATTTAAATCAATATCTTTTCTGTATCCAGTTTTGGTATGCTTGTAAGCATTGCCTGTCCTTGGAGGTTTCTTAACCTCATCAGAAATTATTTCTTCCGCAATTTTATTGCCGTTAATCTTTTTAAAATTTGGATGGTTTTTCATTTTTGATCTAGAAATAAAAAAGTCTGCGGACTTGACAACGATGCTCTTAACCATGTAACCTCTACTCTGTTATATCCACTAAGTATATTATACTTTAAATAAATGTAAAAAACAAGCGGCTTTAAAGTTGCGAAACCACAGAGGAATAGGTAGAATACAATTATGACAAATACAACAACAACAAGAACCCTATTGGACAGCATGCACCAGGCAGCTAATGAAGAGGCGATTGATGCCTTGGTTAATAACTACGGTTTTAACCACGAAACAGCTATCAAGCTCGTAACTGAGTTTGACGGCAATGACTTCGAACTTAGCTCTGAAGCTTCTTTCTAATAGTTAAATATAAAAACCCCCCCGTTGGTATATCCAGCGGGGGGGTTTTTTTGTATACCTAATAACGCTTTATGCGCTCCAATGATTCTTTTTATTTCTAAACACACCAACGCCACATTCGCCAGACTTAGCGTGGTCACAGTATGAGCAGGCTCTTACGTTGCTTGTAGCCGCAAAAGAATTGTCATTGACTATATCTTTAATTAAAGATAACAATCTTACCTTCACATCTTCCAAATCTTCTTTAGTAAAGAGGTGACCTTTTCTTTTGCCAGATCTTAGGTAATGTAGCTCGGCATAGATTTCTTTTTCTGGCATCATTATAGATGCAGCTAACGCATAGATCCCTAGCTGTAGGTTTTGCGCTATACCCTTTTGGGTGACTTCCCATTTGCCAGTTTTATAGTCAATAATATTGACTCTGTCTCCGACGACATCTATTCTATCTATATAGCCTATCATTGAATAGTTACCTATAATAAAACTAAAGGCATGTTCTTTATCGTATACGTCAAAGGTTGTGTCTAAGTTTTGATCGTAAAATTCATTTATAAGATTTCTTCCAACAGAAATTAATTCCTGAGATATTTTATTATCTGGATCTAACTTTTGTTTGCTTATCTCAAACTCATCAACCATCTCTTGATGGTCTAGTGGCTTTTCTTTATCAACTACTTTTTCTAATACTGCGTGGACTATATTTCCGAAGCGTTGCGGCTTCTCCAAATAATCTAGGTTCTTTTTGTATATAAGAATAAAAATATTTTGATGGGCACTGCGCGTAAGTGTCTAACCTTGAGTAGGAAAAATCCAAGAGCGATAGCTTTTGTAGCGGATCTAAGTCTTCTATTTTTTTTATAACTATTGACATTTATTAATCTTCCGTGTTGTGCTCTGCGACAAGCAATCCGTTTGGGTCGTATTCTTTACCGTCTTGTTCTATGGTATGGCCGGTTTTAACATTGACATATCTATCATGCCCGACTGAAACCCACCCAGTATCACCCATCTCCATAAAGTCATCTTCAACATAAGGCCAAGGCATGACTGTCTCCTATCCTACAGATATAACTGTATTGTTTATTGAATCTATGTTGAAATAGTAATTTAATAAACCATATATATCACGCAACTCTGCCTTGGAGGCATTAAAACCCACCATGCCAAGCTGGAGAAAAAAGGTTTCGTCAGACCCAGGTGGGGCTTCATACTCTATGATCTGTGCATCGTTGAGCAGCATTCTTCCGTTTTCGTTCTTAAACATTTAATCCTCATCTACTATTGTTATAGGGTTCCATGTTGGGTCATTCATCTTTTCTCTCATATCTGAGACGTATGAATCCCAATCTCGTTCGTCTTCTGATTTTTTTTCATATGTTACTTTTGCTTTAAAAGGATTGCTTTTAAATTTTACTATAAAACTTTTTCCACCATTCTTAGGCGTCCAACGAAGATTGCCATTCTTGCAATCGCAATAATCATTATTGTTTATATCTATCATTCCCTTTGGGTCAAATCTACCACTGCAACCATTACACGCTGTATAGCGTCCTTTGTCAGCACACCTACTGCACGATGAACAGTACGACCAACATGGTCTTTCTGCGGGGTTCTTATAGCTTCCTGGCAGGGCCATTTATATCTCCAATTCTAATATTTTATTAAGAGAATCCACAATTTTTCCTGATGCAAGTATATCAAATTTGTAAACAAATTTTCGATTATTATCAATAATTTCTAAAAATACTGGTCTGTTTCCTTTATTATTAGAAACCAAATCATATATCTTTTCGAAGGTACCCTGTGACAAACCGTCTTTAACAGTTAAGGATATTGGTTTGCCGCCGGAGAATATTTTAGAATCTATTTTTTCAGATGAATTATAAAACAATTTGACAACAGAATTCTCATCGTCATTCTCTCTGTTTAGAAATGCACTTACTACAAATATGTCTCCAGAATTAAAATAATCGTCACTTATATCTTTTGCATTCTTGGGGAAGATTATAACTTCTATACTAGAGCTGATGTCTTCTATCTCTAGCTTGTACATCTTTTGGCCTTTTTTAGTGGTCATCTTTTTGTTTGACACTATAATGCCGCCAACCTTAACTGCTGTTCCTCCTGGGCAGTCTGAAAGATCTATCACTTCGTGGGTGATTTGATTCTTAAGTATATCCCAGATGCCAAGAACTGGATGGTTGGTTACATAAATCCCTAGTTGTTCTCTCTCTTTTTCTAGAACTTCTAGTTCTATTCTTCTGCTCAATTCCATGTTCTGATCTTCAACTAATTCATCTAAGGCTCCAGAAAAACCTAAATTTTCTAAAGTAGACTTCTTTAACACCGATGGATCACATCTTCTATAGAAATCATACAAAGAGGTGTACGGCTTATCGTGGTCTCTGCAGTTGACTATAGAGTCTGCGATAGACAAGCCGATTCCATCTATGGCTGATAGACCAAAAATTATAGAGTTTGTATTAACTACTTCAAAATCAACTCCAGAATAATTCACTGAAGGAGGAAGAACTTCTAGGTTTAACTTTCTGCAGTCTGAAAGATACAAAGCCTGCTTATCCTTGTTGCCAACTACTGAGGTCATTAAAGCCGCCATATACTCAACTGTATAATTAGCTTTTAGATATGCAGTTGTGTACGAGATCATCGCGTAACTCGCAGCGTGCGCTCTGTTAAAACCATAACCACCGAAGTATTCAATGTCCGAATAAATCTTATTTGCTTTATCATCAGTTATGTCAGAAACTTTTACGCAGCCTTCTACAAACTTTTTTCTGAATAAAGAAATCTTATCCATCTGCTTTTTACCAATGGCTTTACGCAAGTCGTCTGCTTCAGCGGAACTAAACCCAGCAAGCTCTCTAGCAACACCAAGCACGTCTTCCTGGTATAACATAATTCCAAGTGACGGTCCCAAAACTTTTTCAAGCTTAGGATGATCATATGATACCTTGGATTTTCCATTTTTTCTGTCTATATAAAGCTTATCCATCCCAGATCCCATTGGGCCAGGTCTGTACAAGGATATCAAAGCCATTATGTCTTCTATGTTTTGTGGCTGCATTTGAACCATCAACTGTCTCATGCCGGAAGATTCTAATTGAAACACTCCAGCTGAATTTCCCTTACATAATTCTTCATAAGTTTTTGGGTCATCTAGTGGGATAAATTCTATATCGATAACTTCTTTTGTGTTTTTTTCTATAAGTTTTAAACATGAATCTATAACACCAAGGTTTCTTAAGCCCAAGAAGTCAATTTTTAACAGACCGCATTGTTCCACTCTGCCCATGTCCCACTGCGTGACCAATGGTGCATCGACCCCCTTTTTCATCACGGGCAGGTAGTCTGTCAAAGGACCCTTAGATATCACCACGCCAGCTGCGTGTATACCCGTTTGTCTGACTAAACCCTCTAAGCCAATAGCAGTATCTACTATGAGCTTTGAGTCGCTACTCAAAGTGTATTCTGTTTTAAACTCTTGAACTTCCATGCATTCTGCTAGGTTTTTTGACACGCCTAAAATAGGGGCAGGGACGAGTTTTGCTATCTTATCTCCAGATATAAAATCATAACCTAAAGCTCTGGCAGCATCGCGCAAAGATTGTCTAGCGCCAGTTCTGTTGAAGGTGCATATGTGCGCAACTCTATCATCGCCATATTTAGTTCTTGCATATTCGATAACTCTATCTCTATGTCTATCATCAAAGTCAAGGTCAATGTCGGGCATTGACTTTCTTCCTTCAACCAAAAATCTTTCAAACATCAAACCAAATCTAATTGGATCTAGATTAGTAATATCAAATGCGTAAGACAGCACACTACCAGCCGCAGATCCTCTACCCCATCCAACTCTTATTTGATTATCCTTAGCCCACTTAACTAGGTCAGAAACTACCAAAAAGTATTCCGAAAATCCCATTTCTTTTACTACTTTTATTTCATGATTAGCTCTATCAACTATATTTTGCGGGAGAGGATCGCCATATCTTTTCTTCAAACCATCCCAAGCTAATCTTTCAAAGTATTCAGTTGAGCTTTCTTTTGTTGGTATAGGAAAATCAGGAAAGTGAATATCCCCAAAGTTTAAGTTAACATCGACCATGTCATTTACATGCATTGTATTCTTTAGATATTCTTCAGAAAAAATCGAAGACATTTCATCATAGGACTGCAAATAAAACTTGTCTCCAGAAAAAGAAAATCTATTTGGAGTATGAATATTGCAGTTGGTAGCAACACATAACATTATGTCATGTGACTGGGCATCGTGTTGATGTACATAATGGCAGTCGCCCGAAGGAACAACCTTGGCGCCTATAGTATTTGCTATCTTTATGAGACCAGGTATCACACTCAACTGTTCTTCTATACCGTGATTCTGTATTTCTATAAAGTAATTTTCTTTTCCGACTATGTCTTGCATAGAGGCAGCATGCTTTAATGCCGTGTTGTAATCGTTTCTAAGCAGTGCTTGTGACACTTCTCCGTTAAGGCAGCCTGATAATACTATTATGCCATCTGAGTGTTGTGATATTAAATCATGATCGACTCTAGGCTTTACGTAGTAACCCTCGGTGAAAGCCCTAGATGACATCTTAATAATGTTGTGATAACCAATATTATTCTTAGCCAAAATAGTTATATGATAAGGCCCTCTTTGTTCCCACTCATTTTTAGACGGGCCAGATCTTTCTTCTTCGTCTCTATCAAATCTAGTCTTTCTAGCTTGATAAAATTCAGAACCCAATATCGGCTTGACTCCAACGGCTTTCCCAACGTCGTAAAAATCTAGCCAAGAATGTATATTTCCGTGGTCAGTTGTGGCTATCCCGGCCATCCCAAGTAGCTTGGCTCTTTCTAGATATTCTTCGACTCTCCCGTGCCCGTCAAGCATGGAGAACACGGTATGGTTGTGAAGGTTAGTCCAGTTTTTCATTATGATTTACTAGTTAAATTCCTCTTCTATTATCGGAGTCGTTAAGAGAATTATCTCTTTCTTCTCTATAAACAATTGCTACAACTCCTCCGCAGTACTTGCACGGAACTACTTTCCCCTCTTGAGCAAAGGGGCTGTTGTACATATAAGCCATAGGCTGATCGGATTTACACTCAGTGCAAACTCCAATTACGTCATCTTCATTTTCAACTGGCATTGTTTCTGTCTCCTTTTTGTTTATATGCGAATCTTATTGGCGATGGGGAGAGTTCTTCAGTGCTCTCGATATATTTATTGCCAACAGTAATCCATTTTTTCTTCTTTTCTAAATGACAATCTCCACATCCAACGCCAGCAGAATTAGCTCTGTCACAAGTGTACGGTCTGCCACCTATGCCTATCTGTCTTCTTTTTATCCAATCGTTAATATGGCTTGTGGATTTTTCATAATTAAAATCATCACACAGACTAAGTATACTATACAAAAACTTTATTGATTCTTCATTGTAGGTAAGTATTGAACAGAGAAACAATCTTGCTTCATGCTCTAACTTTTTATTAACTTTTGCCTGCTCAATTAGTCTTGTGATAGCACTGCAGTTTTTTAATAGTTCTTTTGGAGTAAATTCTTTTTCATTTAAATTTATCTCCTTGAAAGCAGACGACCCATGCCTATTGAAGTGTTCAAGAAAGTTTGAAGACCTACCCTTATCTAGCTCCATGTCGTAAGTAAATTCCCTAAACCACTCATTTGCTTTCAGGTTAAACTCTTGATCTTCAACAAGATTGTCTGCTTCTACCTTGCAGAAATCAACTACAGCATCCAGTCCTGAATTAAGTATTTCTTTAGGAATAAGATTTTTATATAGACCGGTTTCCTGATGTTTGCTACCAGCAAGACGCCACATTCTTCTGGGGTCAT